AGGAAGGATACCTTGGGCTGGTCGATTATCCATGGTGCACTGACTGCTTTTATTGTATCAAAGAAGATATCCAAATGGGTCGCTCCAACAAATTACTATGTTTCTTTTCCATACGGCATATATGATGTCAGGGCTCTTAAGAGCGCCAGAGCAGATATAAGATCAGGGAAAAGCTATTACGGCTCGTATCAAGGGAAGACAGTGAGAGATAATCTGTATTTGCCATTTAGCTTTACCCCAGAAGACTGGTTAGAGCTTCGCAGAGGAGTCAATGAAAAGAATACAGGAGGGAGTAGAGATCTCTCTATAGAAGAACGCTGGTCTGCAAAGAATTTTACACTTGACAAAATCTTTAATAATGATAGAATAGATATAGATAAGAAAATAGAGATAGAAGAATATTACACACTTGATTCCTGGGCAGAGTTAAGAGAATATTATAAATCAGATTTAATAATTAAGAAAATGCCAAAGTCTATGGCAAAACCATTCACCTTATAGGAATACAATACAATGAAAGAAAATAAAAGTTTATCAATCGAAGAACGCTATAACGATTTGTCAGATTTGACAAAGGAAGATATCGGCTTCCCTTCCACATATTTATGCTTGACAAATGCTCAAGAGTCGTTTATACTGGATATATTAAGTGGTCATGAGAAAGCCATCAAAGAAGAATTATCCTCACTTTTAGGGGAAATGAAAGAATTAGTAGATGACATCTAGAACAAAATCAAACATCCCATTCGTGGGACTTCACGCGCACTCTGTCGCAGGCTCGCCATTCGACGCGCTAGGGTACCCAGCAGAGCATATGGACTTTGCCTACAAAAATGGTATGAATGCTCTGGCTTTGACTGACCATGGTAATGCCAACGGCCTTGCTGGCCAAGTGCTTCACGCCAAGAAAATGTTAAAGGATGGCAAAGACTTCAAGCCAATCTTCGGTGTCGAAGCTTACTTCATTCCTTCCGTCGCGAAATGGAAGGAAGAATATGAAAATATCAAAGCTGCAGCCAAAAATAAATCAGAATATGAAGCTGGCAAATCTGGTACCACAATCGAGAACGAGGCCTCAAAAAAGAAGATGAAGTCTGTGCTGAACCGAAGACGACATATGATTCTTCTTGCGCAGAACCAAGAAGGCCTCCAAAACATATTTAAAATGATCTCTTCTTCTTATGCGGGCAACAACTTTTACCGGTTTCCCCGTGTGGACTATGCGCTCCTTAGAAAATATAATAAGGGTGTCATTGCAGCTAGTGCTTGCCTAGGTGGCGTGTATGCTGGAAACTACTGGGAAAATAGGGATGAAGGAGCTGACGCCATTCTCGATGCAATGAGAGAAACAACCCAGAAGATGCAATCCATCTTTGGCGACCGTTGGTACGGAGAACTGCAATGGAACAGCATCCCTGAGCAGCACGAGTTAAACCAATATATAATTCAGATGCATCATGAGTTTGGCATTGAGTTAATTTCAACGGCCGATTCACATTATTATGATCCGGATGCCTGGAAGGACCGCGAGCTGTATAAGCGGCTCGGTTGGCTTGGAAGGGGCAAACCAGATTATTTATCTGACGAACTGCCAAATTCTGTTGAAGAAATCGGATATGAGTTATACCCAAAGAATGGTGACCAAATGTGGGAATCCTACCAGAGGTATGCCAAAGGGGCCAAGGCTGAATACAATGATAAAATAGTGCGTGACTCGATTGAGAGAACGTATAACATCGCTCATGAGCGCATCGAAACCTTTCTACCAGACAACAAGGTAAGGCTTCCCAGCTTCGTCGTGCCAGAAGGCTCTACAGCAGGCCAAACCTTGGCTGCGCTCTGCGTAGAGGGCGCACGAACCCTAGGGCTAGGGGAGAACAAAGAATACACGGAGAGGCTTGAATACGAGGTCGCAATCATTGAATCCCGCGGCTTCTCAAAATACTTTCTGACGATGAAAGCAATTGCGGATATTGCTGTAGGGCGACAACTTGTCGGTCCAGGTAGAGGCAGCGCTGCTGGCTCCTTGGTTTCTTATATCTTAGGAATCACACAAGTCGACCCGATTAAATATGGCCTACAGTTTGAACGCTTCCTGACAAAGGGAGGCACAGGCTATCCGGACATTGATTATGATGTCTCTGAGCCTATGCTTCTCAAAGAGTATTTAATTGAAGAGTGGGGTGATGATACTGTTGTCCCAATCACAAACTGGAATACGCTGCAACTTAGATCTCTGATAAAAGACATATCAAAGTTTTATGGAATTGAATTTACAGAGGTGAATAATGTAACCAGCAAGATGGTTTATGAGGCCACCCCGTTAGCGAAGAAAGCACATGGCATTACAGCAGGAGTATATGCCCCGACCTTTGAAGAGCTGATGCTATATTCAGAGACACTTCAGGCCTTCCTGAAGAAATACCCACACATCAAAACCCATGTAGAGAAGTTATACGGGCAGACTAGATCAGCCAGCCGACATGCTGGTGGAGTTGTGGTGGGAGAACGATTAAACGAATGGATGCCACTTATTAATAGTGGAGGCGTCCGCCAAACACCTTGGAGTGAGGGACAAAATGTTAGACATCTGGAACCAATGGGCTTTATTAAGTTTGATATACTGGGACTGGCTTCTTTGCGAATGGTTGAGGGTGCTATAGAGCGCATACTTCAAAGGCATCATGATGTCGAAAATCCAACGTTTGAGCAAGTGAGAGCTTTTTATGATGAACACTTGCACCCAGACAAGATTGATTTAAGTGATAGTGAAGTCTGGAAGAATGTTTTCCACAAAGGAAAGTGGGCTGGTATTTTCCAGTTTACTGAAACAGGCGCACAATCATTCTGTAAGAACGCCAAGCCAGATAATATTACTGACTTGGCAGCTATCACTAGCATATACCGACCAGGACCTCTATCGGCCGGCGCGGATAAGATGTTCATCGGCGCCAAACGTTCACCCGAAGATGTAGAATATTTGAATGATACAGTGAAAAGAGAGACAGAGGAAACTTATGGTTTCTTAATCTTCCAAGAGCAGATAGCAATGCTTGCGCATAAGTTGGGTAAAGATCTATCCCTAGATGAAGGAAATAAACTTCGTAAACTTTTAACGAAAAAGGGCACTGGCTCGGTTCAAGAGCAGAAGGATAAAATCTTTGATAAGTTTCACAAGGGTTGTCTTGAAAAAGGTATCGCATCTCATGACGCAAGAGAGCTATGGAACAAATTTGAGTATTTCTCAGGCTATGGTTTTAATAAGTCCCATGCAGTTTCATACTGTATACTCTCTTTCCAATGTGCCTGGCTTTTAAATTATTACCCGACTGAGTGGCTTGCAGCCTTTTTAGATAAGGAGCCCGAGACAAGAAAAGAAAGGGCAATCTCAACTGCAAAGTCTTTTGGCTATAATGTTGAAGCACTAAATGTTAACACTTCTGGTGTGACTTGGGAGATAAAAGATGACGGTAGGACACTTGTCCAGCCACTGACTTCAATTAAAGGTTTAGGTAGTGTGGCCATTCAGCAGATTATTAAACATAGACCATTCAATACTATCGAAGAGTTCTTGTTTCATGATGAAGTAAAATACTCTAAACTGAATAAGAAAGCACTTGATGCTCTATGCCGGGCCCAAGCCCTCAATGATTTGGTCGACGACCGTTTCACCGGTCTGAAGCATTTTTGGCAGGCGGCCGTTACTGATCGGCCAAGAAAGTTAAAGAATCTGGAAGAAAATATTGTAACGTATGCTGCAGAAGGGGACTTCACAGAAGAGGAGAAATTGGAATATTTAGTTAACCTCACTGGAGTGTTCCCGATAAACTCAGTTATTACTGATGCAGTGAGGAACAAACTTGACGAGCTTTATATCCCTCCGATTTCTGAGTATGATGCAGAGTTAGGTGTGACTTGGTTTATTCCAAGAGAATGCAAACTAAAGAAATCAAAAAATGGTAAGAATTTCTATGTCGTCAAAGTTATTGACGACAACAACGAAACCAATACAATCAGATGTTGGGCAGTAGATCCGAAGAGGGATGTTGTCCACATCAATCGTCCATATATGGCAAGACTTAACTATGACCCAAACTGGGGGTTCTCAACCTTCAGCGTAAGAAGAATGTTTAAACTATTAGCATAAGGAATAAAATATGACAGATTTACCAAAGTTAGTGAGAGACAACATCCCCGGTATTATAATGGCCACAGGCCGTCATTGTCGGTCTCATATTGCAGCTGCTCCGGAATTTGAGCAAAGGCTAAAAGAGAAGATGTATGAAGAGACCGAAGAGCTATATGAATCTCCATCGCTTTCAGAAGCCGCAGATGTTTATGAAGTGTTTTTGGCGATGTTAAAACAATTTAAACTGAAACTTTCAGATGTTATAACGATATCTGAGCAAAAGAATTCAATAAATGGGGGCTTTTTTCAAGGGGTCATCCTTGACGAGGTTATAGAGAAAAGTGATTAAACTATTAACACAAGGACTAGAATAATGTTAGAAGAAAAAGTAAAAGTATATAAAATAAGAAAGAATGCCAAGCTGCCAGACAGGGCACATGCGACGGATGCAGGAATGGATTTGTTCTTCGCTCCGGAGAATGGGGAAAATGTGGTGGTTCAGCCCGGACAGTCCCTCATCCTAGGCACTGGCCTTAAGATTGCTGTGCCAATTGGGCACATGCTGCAGATTATGAACAAGTCCGGAGTCGCAACAAAGAGACAGCTCGTCACAGGAGCATGTGTGGTTGATAGGGGTTACAACGGAGAGATCTTCATAAACCTTCAGAATATTGGCCGACACCCGCAAACAATCCTACCAGGCACCAAATTAGCACAGGGAGTGTTTATTCCCGTCTCTATGCCGATTATGGTTGAAACTGCGGAGGATAAAGTGTATAGTAGTGTTACAGAGAGAGGCTCAGGTGCGCTTGGATCAACAGGAGAATAATAATGGGATTAGCTAGAAAAATCAAAAGAAAACAGCAAGGTATTTTTATGAAAGAATTCAAGAAGAAAATGAAACATTTCAAGAAAATGGTAAAGTGCTCCAACTGTGGAAAAGTGCCTACTGAAGATGAAAACATTGACGATTGGAAAATCAACAAGAGTAGTGAAAACCTTGATTTGCTGTGTTTGGATTGTTTCCATCCCGCTGACGAGAAAATAGAGATACAAAATGAAGATTAAACCATCTCACTCTTTCGATGATGTTCTTCTTGTTCCATCAAAAAGTTCAATCGAATCCAGACAAGAGATTGATCTTACAACTTCTTTAGGAGATTCTAGTTTCCGGCTGCCGATTATTTCCAGTCCCATGGATACCGTTACTGAGCTTGAGATGATGCTAACTCTTTTGCGCCATGGCGGCCTAGGTGTAATTCATCGCTACAACAGCATTTCTCAGCAGGCCAATATGTGTGCTATAGCCCGGGACAGACTGGAGGAGTCGAGCGGCAACGCAACTAATATTGCCGCGGCCCTGGGAGTTTCATCGGATATACAGGACCGGTCCACATCTTTGTATGACGCTGGAGCGCGCATATTTTGTATCGACATCGCCCATGGACATCATATATATATGGAACGGGCCCTCAAAACTCTACGTGATATCTTTGGTAAAAGCATAACCATAATAGCTGGCAACATAGCTACTCCAGACGCATATCGCGATTTATCAGATTGGGGAGCTGATGCAGTACGCATCGGCATCGGAGGCGGCTCCATCTGTTCCACTAGGATTCAGACTGGCCATGGCATGCCTACTTTCCAATCAGTCTTAGACTGCAGCTTTATGCCCGGCGCCTCAATAATCGCAGACGGTGGTATAAAAAACTCTGGAGACATTGTTAAAGCACTTGCTGCCGGCGCAGATATGGTTATGCTAGGTTCTCTTTTGGCAGGGACAGATGAAAGCCCTGGAGAGGTCTTCTCCACCGCCACCGGAAGTAAATATAAGGTTTATCGTGGCATGGCATCAGTCGAAGCTCAGGTTGATTGGCGCGGCCATGCAAGGTCACTGGAGGGTGTTTCCACGACGATCCCATATAAGGGTAGCGTGAAAAATATCCTAAATAATTTAGAGCAGAACATTAAGTCTGGTTTATCTTATACCGGTGCTAGAACGATTGCGGAGTTTCAAGCAAAGGCGCGCTTTATACAACAGACACATGCAGGTCAGCTAGAGAGTAGCACTCATATCCTAAGAAAATGACCACAAAGAAAGTATTTTTTGAGGAAGATGATAATCAGCATGCCAGAATGCTGATCCGACTCCGATATGATAGGTTGACACAGGGCAAATTTTTCCGAGGCCTTGTGGAGATGTATGTGAAAAATGATTTAGATATGATAAAAGTGATTGAAAAAATTAAAATAGAAAAAAGCACAATGGGTCGCCTCAAGCGCGAAAAATCTGTGAAAGAAATAGAAAAAGGAGAGAATATGATGCAAGACCTAGGTCTATCAAAAAACGAAAAGAATTTTATATATGATTTAATAGAGGAAGATTTTGAAGAATAAAGAAAACAAAGAGTGCTCAGAAGAAAATTGCAGATGCTGGATTGACTACCCAGAAGACGATAATTGCATATACGAGGCAATACGAAAACACGGAAATATGACTTTGGATGAAACGTCTAAGAGGTTAGGTATATCTTTGGTGAGGGTATCTCAGATTGAGAAGCAAGCTCTGAAGAAGCTTTCGAAGAGAATAAAAAAATGAGTTTGTTGCGTATGGAGACTATTTATTTATGTATTTTACACCATTTTTGTATACAAAAGGAGATTTTTTAAATGAGTGAGAAGAAACTACTTAACGAAAACACCATTCGTCGTTTTATGAAGCTAGCAAATGTGGGTCCATTGACCAACAATTTCATTGCTGAGAATTATGAGGAAGAGGTTGTCGAAGAGGCAGCTGAGGAAGAAATGCCTGAGGACGAAGAGATGCCTGAGGACGAAGAGATACCTGAGGACGAAGAGATACCTGAGGACGAAGAGCTTGAGATGGAGCTTGGAGATGAAGATGGGGAGGTCATGGGCGAAGCCGATATCAGCCTTACAGAAGAAGAGGCCCAACTCCTTATCGATCTAGGCGATCGCCTTCGCGATGCCATGGGCCCAGAAGAGCCTGAGATGGAAGAGCCTGAGATGGAAGAGCCAGAGACGGAAGAGCCAGAGACGGAAGAGCCAATAGGAGCGGAAGAGCCAGAGCCAGAAGCTCCTGAGGACGACCTCATACAGGAAGTTCTTCGTAGAGTGACCAAACGTTTGATCCGCGAAAGAACACGCCGCTAATAATACAAAACCTTTACACTCATTTAGGTTTCCAAATATCCCTCAAATTTTTTAAAATCTTTGGGGGATTTTTATATACATACCAAAACTTTTCTGATATAATAGTTATAACATACACGAGCCACAAAAGAGGAGAGTGCTTGTTATGGCCAAAAACGTAGAAGGAGTTTATTGGGAAACGGATCAAAACGAATACAACGTTCAGATACATCACAAGTATGATGAGACGGCCACCATCAGCAGAATTTTTCATGATTGGGAACTCACTGCAACAGGGGCTTACACAAAAGAAGACCAAAAGATTTCAATTTTTAGAAAAAAGTTCACCCATCGCATGGAACTTAAAATAGCAGTGCGAGATATAAAATATAAAAATAACATTACCTTGAAAGAGATTAAATGACTACTGAAACAAAAAAGAATAAGAAAACCAAGAAAACCAAGAAGAATAAAAAGAAGGACGTCACAGCTGTAAGCCCTCCAATGCAGATGATGGAAACTCCAGATGGAAAGCAGATTGTTATAGTTAACAACCTGCAGCCACCAGTCGACCCTGTCCCTGAACTAAGGACAATAAACCTATATGGTGACATTACAGAGCAGAGAGGCTCAGAAGTTGTCGCAGCGCTTTTGTATCTTGAAAATTCAGCCCTGACTCAGATGCTTAAAGACCCTTCTGACCCCATGTCAAAGATCGTCACCGTCGCCAAATCAATAAATATGTATGTCTCGACTCATGGAGGAATTGCAAGCGATATGTTTTCAATTCTGGATGTAATGGATATGGTTAAGAAAAAGACTTGTGATATTTATACCTATGGTGTTGGAAAAGTGATGTCAGCGGGCGTCCCCATTCTTGCCGCAGGAACTCCAGGCAAGCGAAAGGTAGGTCGTAACTGCCGAATCATGCTCCACAGCGTCCTTGCTGGTGCCGGCGGCACGATCTCTTCTATGGAAAACGAACTAGAAGAGATCAAGTGGGTCCAAGATAGCTACATAGAAACCCTTGCTGGCTATACAAAAATGACTAAGGCCAAAATTAAAAAGATGCTCAAAACTCAAAGAGATGTTTATATCTCAGCCGAAGAGGCAATAAAATTGGGAATTGCAGACGAAATAATCTAATTATATAGAGGTATTATATTATGACTTGGCACAAAGAATTTCTATCAGAGAA